GAAGGGGACGGTGCAGTGCCAAAGGTGACCGCTACGCCTCCGGCGGTGTAACCAGTGCCAGATACCTCGTTGGTTGCGCTGTAGGCCGTTGTGGAGGCATTCACGGTGGCGCTTGCCAGGTACAGCGCAGCCTTGAATGTGTCGGCGGTGGATGCGGTATGCGCTGGCACTCCGGTCCCGTTAAATGCGTGTACGGCGTTGAGCAAGTCAACTTTGAACGATGTACACATTGCTTGAGTGTTTGCGATGATAGTTCCGTTCTTGGGTTAAACCCATTTCAAGTTTTGCCATTTTTTGCCATTTTTTATTACACTTACATGAGCCTGTGTAATCCCAAAATCAGCAGCTATTTCTCTTTGCAGTCTATCTGATTTCCTTATCAAACAGACTTGTTCATTGGTAAGTTTTGATCTACCATGTTTTTCACCAGAACACGTTCTTCCTTTTTGCTTTGCATCTTGCATATTTTCCAACCTTGTACCAAGAACAAGGTGGCTGGGGTTAACGCAATTTCTGACATCACATTGGTGCATCACTTCTCTAGTGTCTAACACTCCAACAAATAAACGATAAGAGGCTCTGTGAGCCAACTCATGCTTGGATGGAGTCCTAAAAAATCCATACCCATTTTTCATGCAATACGCTTTCCAAAGCCAACATCCTGAGTCATGCTTGACAACATGGCTCATAAATCTTTCCGATTCTGGCGATCTAACTTTGCCAGACATGGCTATCCAATCATTTGAGTTATGCCCTCGCTAAACACATTGCGCTTTAGCGTAACGTGAACAGACCGATGCACCATTTCACCATCCAGCCAATACTCGATAAACGAAATTGTTTCGTTTTCAGTCTCTTCGGAACCCTCGCGCTTTTCCAGCAGCGAATCGTCCATCTCACCCTTTGTCGTGGTCACTATCATCCGAATGTCCTTGCTCTTGCCATCAGAGCGCCGCCCGTCATGGAGCCGCGCTCATCAGCTAGGTTGAGTGCGTCGATGCCCTTCTGATACAGGCCAGCCCATACCTGGATTCTCGCATCATCTTGGAGGTACGGCGCGGCCTGTAGCAGCGAACCGTAAAGGTAAACGTCGGGCGACAGAGTCAGCAGAAAGTTGGTCGTGTTCGACGTAGATAGCTTGCTGAGTTTCCCGTAATAGATCAACTCAGAAACGTAGGATGTGTCAGGTGTCGGCAGGACGCGGATCTGTCCACCGATAACGCAAAAGTACTTAGGCTGGCCGCTGGCGCTGTAGCTGACTTGCAAGTCATCCATTGCGTTGATGGTCTGGAATACCAGCGGGGAGATGGGGTTTGTACCCGTCAGTTTGAACGATTTAGCCTCCAGGTAGTCGCTTGGGAGTGCGTTGTACTCGTCGCTTATGGTGGCGTTGGCCCTGACAATCATCTGCCTGATGCGGAGATCACGCTCCATCTGGGATTCCGCGAGAGAGACAAAGTCGGTGATGGCAGACGTGAGATCGCTACGGTTGAGCCAATCGGCGACCGAGGCTTTCAGTTCAGCGTAGGTGCTAAGTGCCATGCTCTGCCTTTTCCTTCTCGATGTCGCGCATCATCCAGGTGTGGTCGTGCTTGAATTCAAACGTCCCGATGTGGCCGATCTCTTTGCTCACGTCGTGGTCTATGTAGATTTTATACCCTGCCGCCTGCGCCTTCCGGCAGAAGAAGATGTCCTCACCGATGTAGCCGCGCTTGTCGGTGCGCCAGGGAGTCTCGAACCAAGGTTCGGTCAGCTTCTCAAAGACGTTGCGCTTGATGAGCATCACGCCCATTCCGATGCTGCCAACTTCCTCGATGCCGGTTGACTCCGGCATGGTGTAGACCAGTTCGCGCTCACCGTCCGGACCATACTTCTGTGCAGTCGGGCCAGTAGGGATTCGGCGCCGAGCGCAGTTGGTCGCCACGATGTCTAGGTCGTGTTTTAGCAGGCGCTCCACCATGTCCTGGGGGAACGTCATGTCGGAGTCGATGAACAGGATGTGCGTGCAGCCCTCGGCCATCGCATCCAGCGCCAGGTCAGCACGCTGGTTCTGTATCAGCGTGCCCTGCATGATTTTTAAACTCACTGCGTCTGTCGTGTTCAGCGTGTGGTAGCAGACCATATTCACCAGGCAATAGGTAAAGTTGGCGTGGACCATGTCCCGCGCTGGGGTGCAGACTGCAATGTAGTTGTTCATACTTGTCCAGGTCTCGTTCTGAAAAATCTGTTGTCGGGGTCATTGAGCCAGCGTTTCATAAACGCCTGATCTTCTATCTTGCCCTCGGCCTTGAGTTTGTAGTAGACGCCCTCCGGAATGCTGGCAACGTGATGCCACTCGCCACTCCAGCTTGCGCGCTCATCTACCTTATTGAAATCCGCCTTGTTTGCTTCAACAACTGCTGTGACATCCTGCTGAGTCTGAATTGTTGCCTGGCCGGTTTCATCGTTGTAATGCCAAAAGCGGGTGATACCCGCTTCCTTGTTTTCGTCAAATATTTGTTTATTCATGCGTTAAAAAAGGGACCAGGTTTCCCTGATCCCTTCAAGTTGATTACGAAGTAACCAGGTCAGCAGCTAGGCCGTGAGCGTTCTCGGCCAGCACCTTGTGACCCCACTCGACCAACAACATACGCTTCTCAGCGTCGCCGGTCTTAGCGAGTTCAATTTGCTGGTAAGGACGCAGCACAACCATCTTGGCGTACTCAGGATCGAGTACCCATGCATCACGCTCACGTTGGAACCTGTTCGCTATAACGCTCACATTCCCGAAATCGCTCACGTAAACATCAACCGCCCCCACGAGGGTCGCAGGCTTGTCACCACCGTTGATGTTGAAACGGCTGGAAGCGATACCAGAGAAGCCAGACACGCGCTGCTTGTTAACAGGACCGCACATCAGGATCTTTGGAGTTCCGCCAGCAGTCCACACTTGCTGAATCACATTCTTGAGAATGGTTTCAGTAAAGGTGCGGACGTTACCGTCAGTACGGGCGCTGCTAGGCAGAGTCGTATAGGACGGGTTCACGCCGTTGGTCTGCATATCGACGTTAGTCTTTACCCAAGCGCCCAAAGATGCCGTACCGCGTGCGGTGCTGGTGCTACCGGCTGCGGCCACAGCGTTGTTCAGCATGGTGAACTCTTGGTCTCTTTTTAGCTCGCTCGAACGCTTCGCAATTTGGTAGGCTAATTCTGAGCGACGCCCTGCCTTGTTAACCACCTCTTCAGTCGCGGACAAGATGATGGTCTTGCGCGAAATCTGAGCGTAGTTTTGCAGGCGAACAGTTGCGGTAACAGCGTCAAAAGAGGCGACATCGTCACCCTCAATCTGCTTGTTGGCTGCGGCTGCTGCCAGGGTATCGCTTTGGAATTCAAACAGCGAATTGCTGATTGACTCACGCCCGATGTTGCTCATGTAAGGAGTTTCTTCGGGTGCGATATTGGTGATGATGTTGGACAGGTCTTCACGGATACCTTTGGCGTCAAAGGTCGTGAAAGTATTGGTTACGATTGCCATGATGTACTCACTTTAATAAAAGTTCAATTGCGGAGACCGCGTCTTGTACGCGGCCAGTTTTTGCAAGACGTTGTTTTGCACGCGTTGACTCGCTTGTCGTGGAGACTCGACCCGCTGCTCCTGGCTTGGCTGGTCTTGGGCCATTGTTGACTACCGGCTTAATGTTGCCCAGCTTGGACATCATCTGCTCGTACAGCGCCGCTTTACGCAGCACGTTCACGACGCGGTGGTCAAAAATGTTCTTCAGTTCATCAGGTTGGAATCCGGCTTTCTGGCCGAATTCAATGAGTAACGCTTTCTCTGCCTTGGCTTTAGCGGGGTCTTTCCACTCGGGTAGGACTTCCATCAATTTATCTTGCTCTTGAGCAAGAAATGCCTGCATAGACTGCGCCTGTTCCTGGCGAGAGATTTCTGCAAGTCGCTGCTGTTCGCTCTGAATAGCCGCGTACTTAGTCTGGTTCTCACGCACTAGCTCTTTCTGCCTCACCCACTCGATGGGGTCCTCTTGGTAGAGGCGGTCCCAATCAATCTGAGGCTCTGCCGCCTGCTGAACTTGCTGCTCCAATGCTCCTAACAATTGAGCGTACTGCGCACGCTCGGCGCGGATGGCCTGGCTCTCTTGCTCGACTTGCTTTCGCACCTCGGCAATCTGCTGGGTCTTCCGCGTGTAGTCTTGAGTGCGTGAATAACCTTGCTGAAGTTCGTCAAGCGTTACAGAC